GTTCAATATTAAATTAATGGCTAGCTCTTCTTTTTTTGGATCTGCTGGTAGCAGGATGCCAAATACAAGCTGGAAAAATGTTTCTGAACCTATTTCGTCTGAAGGTGGCTTTTCTGGATCACCCGCATCTGGAAGCTTTGGCGCAAAGGATTTTCTGAAATCGTTTGCATCTGGCCTTGGAATGGATCCTGAATCGAAATATCGGAGACAAGGGGAATATGGTGGTTTTGGTAAAGGGTTTGGAGGTTATGGTGGAGAATGGAGCAAAGCTGGTGGTAGTCAAGTATTAGAAAATCTTGGCGTTGTTTATCCCCAACAATTAAGTCCTGTTTTTCTCCCTGGACAAGAGGGTAAAAAATCACAGTGGGGTGCAATTGGTGGCGCCTTGTTAGGGGCAGCATCTGGATTTATCCCTGGTGTTGGCGTTGCCGGAGCTGCGCTTGGTTCACAACTTGGTGGCGGCCTTGGCGGAGCTTTGTTTGATTGATTTGCAAGCGTTAAAATAACAATCAAGAGAGATTCAAATTATGTTGCTCCCTGTTATTGGCGCCGGTTTAGGCGGTCTTGAAGCGTATCGTAGAACCGGCGGCGATATCGGTGCTACTTTGCTTGGTGCTGGTCTCGGTGCTGCTGTTCCAGGTGGCCTGCGAATGGCGGGTACTGCTCTGGGTGCCAAATTTGCAGGGTCTGAACTTGCAAAACAAGCAAGTGCTGGTCTGATGGGTGGTGCTGCTCGACTAGGTCAAGTAGCAGCATCTGCCCCTGGTACTGTTCAAGGTGGTTTAGCTGCTTCTGGTGCTGCCCAGTTAGCTACTGGCGGTCGCATTTTGTCTAGCCCTGGTTTGGCTGGCCGTCTTCTTCCAGGCATGGCTGGTGGTCTTGCTGCTGGAACCGGTGTTTTACTTGGCGCTCCGGCGCTGGCTGGCGCCCTCGCATCTAAAGCTGCGCCTTCTGCACGTACCGCCGCTCAATTAGGAGCGGGGACCGCTGGTTACCAAGCTCCTGGTGAAGTGGATTACTCGGGGCTTGGCGGTGGCGCCGTGCCACCAGTCGGCACCTTTGGTGCTGGTGGAACCTTGAGCGATCCTCTGAATGTGCTCGGCCGCGTCGGCATGTCTCAGCGTTTGGAAACCTTGAAGAGCGCAGAGGCACAACGTGATGCCATGCGGCTATTGCTGCCAGAAGTTATGAAAGCTACTGAAGCTTCTAAAAAAGCTGAATTCCAGCGTCAACTTGCTGCAGCCGGTGTTCGCCAGAACATCATGACCGCCGCCAACATGCTTGAGCGTAGCCAGCAAGCTGCCCAACAGATGGGCCTCACCGCAGCCTCTCAGGCTGGCCAAGCTCTGACTGGCCAATACCAATATCAGTAATATGTCTGCCGCAAATTGGACCACCCCAAGTTACCCCTTTTCTGGGGGCCAATACGTTGATTGGAATAAAATTCCAAAAAGCGTGGGCATGGATCTTTTTAGCGGTAAACGTGATATTGACCTTTTTAAAACAGTTCTTGAAAGCTCCCAAAAACCTAAAAAAGAAGAAGGTATTTCGGGTGCTCCAGCTCAATACGATACAAAAAACGCAACGCCTTCAATCCAGGATATTGTAAAGGCCAATATTCAATATCAAACAGAAATGTTGCCAATTGAGCTGCAACGTCAGGCCATGCAAACTGGTTTGACTCGGCAGCTTAATCTGGCCACGATGTCGGATTTGTACCCGTTTTTGAGCGCAGCTGGAGCGGAATCAACCGCTCGAAGTCTAGCTGCCAGTAAATCTTTCCTGGCCACTAAAGAGCAAATGCCCAGCAGTGTCCAGGCGATTATGGCCTCGAAGCAGAATCAAATGCTTCAAGCCGCCACTGGTGAAGCAGAGCGTCAACGTGCAACTGCCGCTCAGCAGGATGCCGCCAAGCGTTTTGCTGGTAGCTTTGCTGGCCAATACATTCAGGTTGCCTGAAATAAACCACGTTAAACTGAAAGCAGCGAGTCGTTAATTATGGGCGGATCACCACCACCTCCTCCTCCGACAATTGTTTATTCGCCACCTCCGCCGCCTCCGTCTGCTCCTACCCAGGTGCCGACCCAATCGCTGCAGACTCAAACTGCTTTGAATGAGGTTAGTGGTGCCCAACAACGACTCAACATGGAGTTGGGCGCTCAGTTGGACCGTACTAACGCCGAGTTCTTCGCCGGCCAGGATATCCGCCGCACTCAATCTGCTGGGGCAGAACAGCGTCTTACCGTTGGTAAAACCGGTGAAGAAGAGCGTGCAACCCGCGTCACCGCTGGAGAGCAGGAACGTCTTGGCATTGGAACCACTGGCGAGCAGTACCGACTAGGGTTGGAAACTGCTGGCAAGGAACAGCGGACCACCGACTTGCAACAGGAGATGTTCCGGCGCTATAAAGAGCAAAGAGATTACGATCAGGCTCAACAGCAGTACCGAACATGAAAGACTGGATTCAAGGTTTAACTGATAAAGACCGAGAATCCTTTCTTACATTCTGCAAACGGACCAACTCTCCGATCCAAATGTACCTGTATTCCCGGTTCCTCGGGTTTACAGGTAGCATCGTTGATTGCGATGAGTGGTCAAAAAAAGAGTACAGAAAAAGAGACTTCAACGGTTTGTTGGAAATGGAGATCGACTCCATGCAGCAGGATATTGCCAAGCTGCGTGAAGCTATCGACATGGGGATGGTGAAGCAGGATATGGGCACCTCTCGGATTGCGATGATGCAAAAGGAGCTCCGTGGTGCGATCAAGCAACTGAATGACGAGAAAATTCTCCTCGATAAGCAGGGTTTAATCCTCGCTGGTGCGGACCGAGCGCTTCGTGAGATGCTTTCAATCTTCCGAGACGATCCAATTGAAGGGCCACTCCAAGAAGCCTCGATGGGTGTCTGGACAAAGATTCTGCAGGAAGAATCTTAAAAATCAGTACGCTATGCTACGGGCATGGCAGGTACGAATCTTTATAGCGTCTATCGGCGCACGGCTAGAGCTGCAGCTCAAAAACGAGTTGTCAAACACTCTTCGACCGTTGATGTAGATCGAGCACGTAAAGATTTTGGTTATTTCTGTGAGGTGGTGGGTGACAAGCCTCCAGCAGCTCACCACAAAGAATGGCATCAATACCTATGTACAGGTGACGATAGCGAATGTTTGGTGGGCATTGCTGGCCCAAACGTAGATATTCTGGCGCCACGCGGCTCAGCAAAATCCACGGTATTAGGTTTGTTTACGGCTTGGGCGATTGGTATTCACGCTCTCGCCAAAAAACCACTCAAGATTCTTTATATTTCGTACACGGTAGATGTTGCTCGCCCCAAGAGTGCTGCCATCAAGCGAATCATTGAAGAGAGTAAAACTTACTCTGAAATTTTTCCAACTGTAAAAATTGCCAAGGGGATCAACTCCAACGAGTATTGGAGTATTGATTGGAAGTTTGCAGGTATCAAATCAACCGGTGAAGAAGAATTCACGGTCTGTTGTGCAGGCCTCAAAGGCGCCGTGACTTCTAAACGTTCTCACCTTTGTATCATCGATGACGCGATCAAGTCGGCTGATGACATTAAAAACAGAGATATTCGCGCCGCCATGGAGGATAACTGGAACTCAGTTATTGTGCCGACCATGTTTGAGGGTGGCCGAGCAATTTGCTTGGGAACCCGGTTCCGTCATGATGATATTCACAACTCGACATTTACTCCAGCTAATGACTGGATTCAAATTGTCCAATCAGCAATTACTGTAGATTCCGAAGGTGAGGAAATCTCGTACTGGCCAGCCCTTTGGTCCCTGGAGTATCTACAAGATCGTCGAAGACAGGCACCAATTGCGTTCAGCTTCCAGTATCAGAATCAAATTGTCCAAACCAGTGAGCTATCCCTGTCCCCGGACTTGATTGTTAAAGGCACGATCGGAACCCAGTTCGATTCCTTGGGCGTTGGTGTTGACCTGTCCGCCGGAATTCGAGAACAGAATGACTACACCGTCTTTGTGATGGGCGGACGAGTAGGTCAGAAGATTCATATTATCGACTGCAAACGAATCCGAATAATGGGGAACTTAGAGAAATTGGAAGCCTTGATGGAGATGATGGAAGAATGGGGTGTTGTCCACAAAGACAACGATAGGTATTTCCCAACCGGCAGCAACATTGACATCTGGTCGGAAGCTGTGGCTTACCAAGCATCTCTGGAGGCGGACTTCAAACGAATCTGTCTAGGCGACCACGGTCTGTACAACATGAACTGGCACGCGATCAAAGGATTTCGCGGGGACAAGGTGGCACGCTTCCGGGGCATTATGGGTCTTTTTGAGCAGCGGAAGATTATTTTTAACAAGTATCGGCGATTTGGCCCCCTCACTGATGAGATCGTCAATTTTGGCGTCAGCTCCCATGATGACTGCGTCGACGCCCTTGTTTGGCTTTGCAACGGCCTAATGACCCGAGGCAAACTGGAGCTTGAATTTTAAATTTGGGAGTAAATAGGGATAAAGTATTTTGGACCTAAACTAGGAGAATCCATTTCCAATGTCCACCAGCTATTACACTATTGAGCTTGAGCAGGACGCCTACGGTTCCGCAGTAATCCCCTTGCCTGACGAACTGTGCCATGACATGGCTCTTCAACCGAACGAACGTTTCGACGTTGAAGTTGAGGACGACACAATCACACTCAAACGGATTGCCGCTGGCTACGATATTGAAGAATAAACTGAGATCCAGTAAAACCGATGAGCGATAGTACCAAATCCACCCTCGACGCTATCCTCAAGGCGGTCGTCACAAGGGATGGTACTG